TATTGAAAGTATTAGTTAAGCTTTAAAAAAGGTCGATTGAATAGCAGGCCTTACAAAACCACTATTGGACCCTATAGCCTCGCCTTTTGCTCGAAGGCCTACAATGACGCCTTTTAAATCATCAGGTCGATAGTCTGTTAAATCACCATCAATAACGACTGCAGAGACGCCATTAATAATATAGGTTGCTGGCAATGGTTTACCGCGTTTGGTATCAAAAACGACTGCTAGATTATCGCCACGACTTAGGACCTTAGAGCTAGATATATCGTTTTCTTCAGATAGTGAATATGTAAGGGAATAAAAAGAGGGCAAAGTATCGCTTGTGCGCTTATGGTCTTTTGCATAGTCGTAAAATTTAGCCATAGGTGCTGCAGCGTGCAAAATGGCTAGCAGTGAGGACATAACGCCTATATGAGATAGTTTAGCCTTTTCCCATTTAATATCGCTTGTGGCGTTCAAACGGAATGCTAGAGCCATGTTAGCCTTACTTGCCTTGTTACTAGCAGCAATCACCTCTTTAATGAGAATTGCAGTAAATAAAGCGCGGTCCTCAAAATACATTACGGTTTTAGCTATCCTTGCTGCTAGCTTGCCTTTTAAATATACGGGATTACCTGCAGTATTCAGGCAAGCTGCAGCGCAACCTTTTGACGCACTCGCGCAAGTATTATAGCCACTCATTTTTTCAGGAGCTAAATGTAATGGAAAAGTGAGGACCCCATTTTCTTTGGCATTCTTAGCTATTTTGGGATTGCTTAAAGGGTCCGCCAAAAGCGACCCTTTCACGTTGAATAGTGTTCTAGCTTGGCGCATTAATTCCGCCTTGCTTAGAGTTAAATAAGTATCTAATGGTGAAAGTGTAGTTTGCATCAACATAGTGGTATTCCTTTTTATTTGATTTTAGCTTGCATTGAACCATCAGAATTGACAGTACAAGTTATTAGAGTTTGGATAGGTTGTTTGTTGGTTTGACGATAAAAACTAGCCATTTCATAAGGGCAATAGCAAATCTCAACATTGGACCTCGTTGCAGATTGTTTGGACCCTACAAAGGTCCTGCCCTTTAATGGTTCAAAGTCTACGATTGCACCAATAGCGCCCTCGATGAAGGCGTGAACGTTTTTCTGTTTGTCTCTTAAGACCCTATTACGTCCGCCTTCTAGAACTACGCATTTGATGGTGGTTTGATTATCCATAGGAATCACAAAACAAGATTTAGCATAGCCAACAACCTTGTTTGTTTTCTTGTCTAGAATGCTGATTTTTCCATTGTTCAGATTCCGATAAACTCTTACTAAAGTAGTCATGGTTAAAGCCTCGCTTATGATGTTGGGAAGTTAATAAATAGTGGTGAGATTGCAATCATCACAATCGTTAATGGCGCAAGTATGCTAGCCATTGCCACTATATAGGTTGGAGTTTGTACAGGTTGGTTGGTACGGATTATCTTAGAGCGAGCTTTAAGCTTTCTTTTGGTCCTAGTAACTATAAGGGCCTGCAATTCATCGCGCTTTTCTATCATCCTGCTATCGTATGGCGTTGTGACTGTTCCATTAGATAGTGGCATTTGAAGGTTATAGTTCTGTTCAATTCCGAAAGTTTTAATAATCATTTGGTCCGCCTTATAAAAGAAAAATAAAAAAAGCTTACATGAATAATAGAGACAGTACAACAACTATGTCATTAATGAATCTATGACAGTTCAATTTGTTTACCTATATAAGGTAGTCAATTGGTTGGTCAATAGGAAAAACAAAAACCTTAGATAGCATATTGATAGGGAAAACAATCGGACCATCAAATAGCTATCAATAGAACCATCAAAAGGACTATTAAAGGCTAGATACCTCTTTTTAAATGAGGCTATATAGGCCCTGCAGATAACCTAAAGACAATCCCTAGGACATTGGCTGAGGTCCTCTCAAGATTCTGACTGGAGGAAGGGGGGTTTCCGCCTGCCCCGATACGTAATCACCCTCTCATAGTTTTTCGCCAAAACAAAAGTTGGGGATTACCAACAGGACAATCCAATAGCCCCACATAAAGGATAACCAATAGACATCCAATAGAGGTAATCTCAGAGATATGGTGTTGTGGTTAGGACTATTAGTTCCATCACACAACATCACATCTCAGAGTCCTATCTCAGGGGTTCCCCCTTAGTGCAACCTTTGCTACATCCAAGTAATTCCTCTAGGTTTTTGTCCTACAGCATGGTCCATGAACCTCTCAATTTCTCTGTTGAAAGCTTCAGTCTTCTGCATACTAGCTAGAGATTCACTGTCAGCATCCATCTGTTCTGTCCAGTAAGCGACAGCCATACTCAGAGCATCTAAGCGGTCATCATGGATGATTGCTCCTCTGTCTCTAGTCAACCGAGTCATCTGGTAGAACAAACTGTAAGAAGGTTCTGGTGCGCTATCGTAGTCTTCCTTGATGAGCTTCTCATCGACTATCAATCGGTGTTGCATCATCACAGGCTCAAGGGTGTCTATCATCCTCATCTCTTTCTGAGTGGAGTGACGGACTTCTTCTATGGTTACCCTGTGGATTCTGTTGAGAATGGGGGTGAGTAGCTTCACATACATACCATCACCAAAGTTACTCTCCACAATCACCATATTCACGGACTCTTGTTTAGCTACAGTGGACAAACTGGTTAGAGTTTTGTCCGAGTAACCACCCACAAAGCCACCTATGCGAGTGACATACAGGTAACCATTGAGCATCTTAACGACAGCGTAAGCAGTCTCGTCTTTACCTCTACCAGATGGGTCAATGGCAAGCACTGAGCCTGTGAAGTCCAGCATGTCATCAGACATCCACATGGGTCTATAGAACTTGTCACCAGTGAACCCAACGATAGGCACATTCTCTACTACCTGAGTAGGTCCAGAAGCCCAAGCTAAGTCTGCCCAACCCTTCTTAGGGTTCAACGCAGTCACCATCAAATCTGATAGCTTAAGAGGGTACTTATCAGCGTCAGCTAGTGTAGTGTCCAGCATAAATTGCAGGGCAAAACCAGCCTTACCATAGGAAGCTTCACGCTCCATTAGGTCTGTCTTAGTGAATCTATCTGGCTCTGTAGGAAGAGTCTCCTGAGAGGCTCTATTAAGCTCTATGAAGGGTGCTAATCGACCTTGATACATTGCTGATTGTTTGTCTGTGGGATACCTTGCAGGCCACACACGAATCTCGTAGCCACGTTCTGGTAGTAGGTTGTATATAGACATCTCAGTCTGTGGTGTACCTAGGTAAATAACACGACCACTAGGCTTTAATACGGCATCAAACTCTTTGATTGCCTCTGATAGTTTGTCTCGCATTGTCTGGGTAGCAGAGTTGTTAGTCACCTCTACGTCATCAGCAATTATAGTGTTAGCACGGGACCCAGTAAGCTGACCTGAGATACCCACGGACTTAACCGAGGGAGAGTGGTCGGGCATGGAGGGACCAACATCAAATGCAATGACAGAATCACGTTGCCCATTCTTTGTGCGTAGGTGTTGGAGTAAGTCAATCTCATTGATAAGCCTCTTGGTAAAGGTAGAGAACGCATCAGCACGTTCTTTAGATGCACTTACTACCAGGATTTTGTGTTGGGGGTCACAGTAAAGCAACCACACCACATAAGCGGAAGTTATCCATGACTTACCTATGCCACGGAAAGCTTCAACAACACAACGCCTAGGTCCAACTTGTAGATAGTTCCCCATGTCGTATTGGATGGGTGTGGGGTCTGGTAGATTTAGAGTCTTCCATACTATGTATAGGAATTTACGGAAGTCTTTCTTGATAGGGTCGTTCACTACAGGTGTAGCCATGCGTTACCTAATGATTGGTTGGTAGTTCATCTTCATTAAAATCAGGAAGAGCGTGAATCAGATTGTCCAAGGGGTTGCCTTGCGTAGGTACACCATCAACACCATTGTCTTTTAGAAATTGACGGGCCACGTTGAGGATACTTGCAGATGTTTCACCTGATTGGACTTCTGTTAATAATTGATTGGCTAACTCTTGGTGCAGGTCAGCCATGATTGCTTCTAGTTTGCTATTACTCATTTAGTGAGTCCTTTAGCTTTCTCAAAGGAGCGTAAACCGCCTAGACCTAAGAGTGACATTACTAATGTTGTAAGTTCTGCGGATGCGATAGCAGGAAGTTCTGCAGGTAGTGCGAAGTAAGCGTTGATGAGGCCAGCAAAAGGTAAGATAAGGAACTGGTAAAACAAACCAATTGCACATACCCAGCCTATTGCAGGACGCCAGCCAGCCACGAACACTGAGGCGTGTTTAGCACCTTCGATGTTAGCCATCGCTTGCAGTGTGTGGGGTTTCTGGAGTGCTTCAGTCAGCTTGAGTCGAGCATTAGCCCTCTCTTCGTCTGACGTAAACAAATCATCAAGGCCATCCATCACACTTCCAGCAATCCCTGCGAGAGGATTGATAGACATAGTGATTCCTTGTTAGTTAAGTTCCCATCCATTTGGATAGAACTGAAGTACCAACACCACCTAGACCTATAGACAGAAGCATAGCTCCAGCAAGGAATCCCTTGCCTTTGACTAACTGTTTTTCTAAGTCGTTGATGCG